CTGCTTGTTCTAGTGATTCCATAACTTCTTCTGTGAAGTATTTTTCAGGATTATTGTTAATGGTTTTACCAAATTCGGTTTTGCCATTCGGTAATTTAACTCTCGTTGATGATTTCTCAAAAACACCATGTTTGAGTGCAAGGTCTAGTAGACCATAATACCTATCAAGACCAGTGTCATATGATAATCTCACATCAACAACTTTGTTCTCAACAGTAAGTCTGGACTTTGCATTCTTACAGTGAATAATATTACCGATAATATCTGTTCCGTCTTTTTCTTTTCTCTTAGAGAGATAGATAATTGATGATGCAGCGTATTTAAGACCACTACCACCACCCATTTCTTTTTGTGGGAACATAGAACCAATTACATCGTAAGTATGGTTAGTGACAATCATAGGAACTTTTGCTCTTCCGAGTTTTAAAGTTAACACTCTGAATGCACCTTTTACAATTTGGGCACGAGTCATATCTTTTGTCTCTTTGCCCTCTGCAGTATCTTCGATTTCTTTAGTAGTTGATAACATACCAAGTGAATCTAATACAAACATCATAGGTGGTCGTTCTGACTCATCTGTTTCTAAATATTTGTCTAAGATACTTATTGATTGAGTTCTGAACTGTTGAACAGTCACAACTGGTACAATAACGATTCTCTTTGAATCTATACCTCTGTCTTCAATCATTTCTTTTGTGATTGCAGATTCAGATTCAAAGTAAATTACTGCAGCGTCTGGATTATCTGAAAGGAATTGTTTCACTATTCCTAATGCAAAGAAAGTTTTTCCTGTTGCTGATTCACCTGCAATTGCAGTAATTTTATTTTTGGGAAGTCCACCGTGTAGTGAACCGGAAAGGAGTGCATTGAATATATAACTGCCTGTGTCTACAAACGAGTCTACATCTCCTGCTTGAACTCCGTCAGCAACAATACCTGCGTACTCATTGCCTGTTGATTTGATTAAGTCTTTCAAAAAACTCATAACTATACACCTCTCATAATGTTTTTAATCATAACTCTATTATAGAGGTATCTATGAGATTTGTAAAGGGGTTTTTTAGTCTTTTTTCTGGTATGTTTTTGCGAGTTCTTTGATAGAACCGTCACATTTTACATGTTCTTCCATCATCGCTTTGATTTGAGAAATTTGAACTTCCATGTATAAGAATCCGGCATATAATCCACCGATTAGAAACATATAAACCAAATCTATCGAAGAGAATTCCATTAATCGTCTAAAACAACTGTTGCATTGGCAAGTAATACTTCTCTGTTTGCCATGTGTTGTTCTTCTACTAAGTCTTTGTTCTCACCTGTATATGGTACTGCATGATGGTCTGTAATCATTTGTTCGTTTACATTGACTTTAATGCCTTCTTCATGAACAAATAGTTCACCAAGTATTCTTCCGAATTTACCTTTATCATGTGAGATTAGAGTAATTGATTCTGCAGATTCTAATAATTCTTTAAGATGTTTTTTAGATGCCTTACCGAATTTCTTTTCTACTAAGTCTCTTGTTCTGGATTCAGGAGTATCTATGCCCAACATCCTTACTCTTTGTTTTTTATAAACCATTCCGAAACCAAGGTCAATATCTACATCTACTGTATCACCGTCAACCACTTTTGCAATAGTCACATTGTATTCATATGTGTTTTTCATAAGATTATTTAGGATAATTGTGTCTTCGGTGTGAAGTCTTCTCTTCCCAATCTTCTATTGCTTTTTTGATGGAGTCTTCTGCAAGGACTGAGCAGTGTAATTTGATTGCAGGTAATTCAAGGATTTCTGCAATCTCTTTATCTTTAATAAGTTTTGCTTCGTCAATCGTTTTCCCTGTAAGTAAGTCAACGAACAACGAACTCGATGCAATAGCACTTCCGCATCCGTATGTTTTGAATTTGACATCTATGATTCTCTCATTGTCGTCTAATTTTAATTGAAGTTTCATTACATCACCACATGCAGGAGCTCCTGTCATGCCTGTTGCAACCATTGGGTCTTTTGGGTCGAATCTACCCACTGAATGTTTTTCAGGATTCCTTAAAACATCCTCGAATCTATCGACTACTTTTTTACTATATGCCATGGTTATATTTATCCAAAGAAACTATCAAGACTTGCAACTGGTTCTACATTCCAGTCAATAAGATTGATAATACCTTTGAGTGGTTCAATGAATGCCTTATCAAACTGTAAGTCATAATCAACATACTTCTGTATGTCAAACTCACGAGGCAGAACCGATAAGAATGAGATAACATTCTCTTTTATTGGGTTTGGTGTTGTAAGATATGTAAAGTGGAGTTTATCTCCGTTCTTTATCAACTCATATCTTTTATCTAAGTTTAGTTTCTCTAAGTGGTGATTGTAAAGTAAGGCACCTCGGACATGTATGGGTGTACCCTTTGAGTAGATGTTTGAGTTGTCATGATATTGTTTAATATTATTACACCCTCTTGGTGAGGCAATCTCTTCTACAGGTAGATTTCTGAATTCCTTTCTTGTTGTTTCAACAAATTCCCACAATTCATTCTCTGTTTTAGTCATTACAATATTCAATGCTTCAGTAAGTTTCTTTCTGACCCATTGTGGAGTTGAAGACTTTGCAGTTTCAATACCCATCATTTTTAATTTAGGTTCTCTAAGTCTTACACCCTCATTGTCATATACATTTAGAATGTATCTTTTCTTTGCAGTCCAGATACCTCTATCTGCAATTACTTCACGACCCATTTCCATTTTCTGTTGAAATGAATTTGTGTAATCTTTAAGGTCTTCAAAACCCTCTCTTAATGCCTTCTCAATTTCAACTTCAATCTTACATAAGAAGTCAACAACTTTACTCTTATCTTTTTGTTGTTCTGGTGTAAAGATTTGATTTACTAAATCATCAAGTGTGATATAGATTGAATCTGTATCCATTGCAACGATGTAATCTTTGTTTGTCTTTAGAACTTTGTTTAGATAATCATTTGCAGTTTTCTCTGACCACTTAATTACTAATTGACCTGCAGTAGTGACTGACTCTGCAAGTTGTGGGTCAAAGAATGCAAACCATTGATTAGCAAGAACACCATATGCACTGTTTAAAGAAATCTTTCTGACCTGTTGGTTGTTGTATGCTCGTTTAATTCTAACTTCGAGTTTTTTCTTTTCAATAGGGTCGTCACATACTTGTAGTTCTTTCTGATAACCAATCATCTTCTGTTTGTATTCCTTTCTCTCATCGTATAATGTTTCCATGAGTTCTGGAAGAAAACCTTGTTTGTCTCTTTTGAATTTAACACCGTTTGGTGTGACTGTTAGATTCTGTCTTTTCAATTCAGATAAGTCAATCGTCTTGTCTAACATGCCTGCAATCTTGGTGTCCATAAGACCAGTCTTTACCATTTTCTCTGGTGAAATATTAAACTGCATGATTAGATGTGGATAAAGAGAGTTCAAGTCAAACGACATAACCCAATTATGACCACCGACTTGTGGTTCTTTTACATATGCACCTTCAATACGATGATTCTTTCCGTCTCGTCTTAATGCCTGAGGTGGTGTTTGTATGCCTTGTTTCTTCAGATGATTATAGATGATTGTTTCCCAATACTTAACCATACCGAATGTGTCATTGTAATTACACTTGGCAGAATATGCCATAACGATTGTTAGTTCTAAGAATCCAAGTTTCTCTTCTAGTTCTTCAACAAGAACTGCATCTTTAACATTATATGCAAGGAACTTTGAGTAGTCTTGTTTGTAAAGTGTGTGTAGATTGCCATACTCTGAGTAATCAATCTTACCTGTATTGAGTTCTACTTGTGAAATGTGTTCTAGTTTATATGACTCTTGTGTTTGTGGGGTATGTTTACGATACAAGTCTAAGTAATCTACAATACTGATACCATAAAGATTGAATGTCTGTTGTTTCTGACCAAAGTTAGACATGTATTCTCTGACATCTGACATACCCCATGGTGATAATTTCTTATGTTCATCTTGACCAAAAACTTTATCAATTCTATTACAAAGATATGTGATATCAAATGAATCTACATTCCAACCTGTGATAATATCAAAAGAGGCCTTTCTCCAGAATTTGATGAACTCTGTTAGAAGTTGTGCCTCGTCTACACAATTATAGTAAACACAATTGGCAGGTTTTTCATCCCAAGGACCTAGACCGAAGACATGTGTATTATGACCGAAAGGTTTGATTGCAATTGCATTGACTTTCTCACCTGCAATCATTGGTTCTGGAAAACCATCTTCACATTCACACTCAATATCAAGTGTTGCAATTCTTACTTTCTTTGTGTCGTATTCGAAATCTGTTGGGAACTTATCTGAAATATAAGTGTAAACATATCTATCATAACCATGTATTTCCATACCTGCAGTTTGATGATATTTTTCTCTGAACTTTCTGGCACCACCCATTGAGTTGAGTTCTACAACTTCAAGTGGTCTGCCGTCTAGTGATTTGTAAGGTGTGTCACCTTTTCTGGAAGGAACAAAATGTTTAGGTCTATAATCGACCTTCATTTTTACCCTTTTATTGCCTTGATAACCTGTGACTAGTATTTTGTCGCGAGTACGACATACATTTGTATAAAAATCCATACTGTAAGTATACTACAGTAGGTCTATTCTGTCAATGTGGTTTGTGGTTTGTTGTGAATTAAATCGTAGCATGCCTCATACTTTTCTTTTGCAGTTGCATACCTTTCGATTTGAGTGTCAAGTGCCTGTGCAACATCTGGATGTTCACCGATACCTGCTGGATTGTTTTGATATACATCAATATTGGCCATTGCAATGTCCATTTCACCTTGATACTGACTCATCAGTGCTTTTAATAAAGATTCTCTACTCATTACTTGTTGCCTCTCTGACCTCTTACTTGATTACCTGTTTCTACTTTGTAGTTTTGTTCTAGTTGAGGTTTTGCATCGAAAACTGATTGAACTTTATCATGTCTAATTTCAAAAACATATTCTTTTGCAAAGGGTATATAAGGTGCAAGTTGAACTTCCATTCTATTGTCGTCTAAAGAAACTAGACATTGTTGACAATCTCTTAATTCGTATTTTCCTTTCCACCATAGATTTTTAAAGAAACCAATTAAAATTTCTCCTGTATCTAATCTAAGACACTTAACTTCGTCTCTTATATTACGCACTTCTTACCATCTCCTGTAGTTCAACACTTCTTCTTCCTACTTGTCCGAACCATTTAGAGTCTTGCATTTCAACAGCAACTTTCTCCCAATCACATGAGACAACACCTTTCCACATGTTATTAAACTTACTGAATCTTGTTCCACCTAAGTTGAATGTCATATTAACTAATACATGTTGTATGTTTTCTGGTAATGCATAGAAGTCTTCACCACCCTTTGATTCAAATAAATGAATAGTTTCATCTAAATGTTTATCAAAGTCATAGTCATAGACATCGTCTACTCTTTCTTGTGAGACTGGTGTGCCAACAGGTTGACCATGTTCATCATCACTATCTTTGATTAAGTGTCCGACACCAAAGGTTAAATAACCTAGTGAATCTTTGTAGACTTCAAGGACTTCTCCTTCATGTCTTTTAATTTCTGCCATCAATTTTTCTCTGTTCATTATTAACTCCTTGTTAAGTCTAATTCTATTTCATCTTCTTCGTTTTCTCTGGCAGTTTCTAGTGCCTCAAATTCACGATATTTAGTTTGTATTCTATTTTTCTCAGCAAACCAGGCATCTGTACCAGGTTCTTCAAATTCACCAAATGTATATATGGTATCTCCGTTAGTTATCACTATCGGATATTGTGTTGGTCTTTCAAAATCAGACATCTTTTTCCTCTTTCTGTATTTGTTCTTGCATAATCTCTACAAGAATGTTTCCCATAAGATTATTTAGGTCGTTATTATTTAGTAGATTATCAAGTTCTTCTCCACTATCTGGCAACCTTCTAATCGTTCTTTCAAAGTTTATATTTGGTTTTCCGTCTTCGAATCCTACTTTACCATACTGATAGACAAGACCTTTAAAGTCTCCTTCTATAATTTCTATAGCAGCGTCCTGTTCGTGGGGGTTCTCTACTACTCTAAATGTTTTACCGAATAATGTCAATGTCATCTGGATTCTCATTCCATACTTCAAGTGTATCTCGAAGTCTACCATCAGAACAGAGAGTGTTGTATCTATTAGATGCTTTCTTTCTCCACCATTCTGTTAAATTATTTATTGAGTATCTATCATGGTTGGATTTCTTTATCAGTGTATCAGTTTTACCCAATATAACATCTTTAGAATTCTCATAACCTAAATCAGATACATAAAATCTTTTTCTTTCATTCAATCTTCTTGCATCATCTACTACTTCTGTAAAGGTCTTCTTATCATCTTCATTAAGAGACTTCTTAATAATAGATATCATTTTAGATTGAACTTTCATCTTTCTACTTGATGCTCCTTCCCAAACAATCGGACCACCATTCTTTTCTACAAAGAATTTCTCTAAGTCTTTAAAGTAATTGTCATTCATAAGTGGTGCAAAATTGCTATCAGTTAGACCTTGACCTTTCATAAAAGGTTTTAAACCGTCATACTGTGACATACTCTTAGTTGAGCCATATAGTGAGGTAGTTTCAAAGTGACATAGATTCATGTCATACTTCTCATCTATAATTTGTTTCACCTCATGTGAACAACACATCAATGCAAGTAGTTTACCACCAAGATAATTGAATCCAAATGGTTGAGTAGGAACTATAATCATTCCCATGATTGCATGTTTGTTAAATACAGGCATTGCCTCTGCACCTAACACTTCATTAAAATACCTATTTCTAGGAGCAATGTTCATCATTGGTGAACCTAGTCTTATGAAACCCACAATCTTATTTGTATTTGTTTCATAGACCATTAAAATTAATTTTCTACCAGGATTTGAGGCCTCAATTGCATGTGATGTAATAATCTCTAAGTAGTTGTGAAAGATTTCGTGGTCTGCAACACCAACTCTAAAGTTCATATCTTCTGGATGCATGTTGAAGTCTGAAAAGAAATCGTCTGATAGATTAAAACCAAAAAGAGGAGATGGCATTTTTGCCACCCTCTCTAGTTTGATTTTTCTTAAATAGTCTGCCATATTACCAAAATTCTGGTAATACTCGGTGATTTTATCAGAAGCAAACTTAGCGTCTTCCTCTGATAAGACTAAATCACATTTGAAATCAGGCATTCTATAAGTTTGCTAATACATTCTCAGGTGATGATACTTCATATGGGTCTGTATCAATGTTGTCACCGTATCCTGCTTCTGCAAACATTCTTTCAATAACACCATCATTTACTACCATTGCATATCTCCAACTTCTAATACCGAAACCGAGATTTGCTTTCTTAACTGAAGCACCTATTAGTTGAGTGAATTCACCATTTCCGTCTGGTAATGGTCTCACATTCTGTACACCTTGTCCTTCAAACCATGCATTCATTACGAATGAATCGTTTACTGATAGACAATATATTTCATCAACACCCTTTGCTTGGAATTGTGAGAACTGAGTCTCAAAACCAGGTAGTTGGAATGATGAACATGTTGGTGTAAATGCACCAGGTAATGCAAAGATTACCACTCTTTTACCTGCAAATTGTTCTTTAGTGTTTAACATAACAAAGTCACCATTGACTCTGATAGGCATAACCACTTCAGGTATTTGAGTTTGTCCTTCGACTATTTCTAGTCCAATCTTATTATTCATTTACTTCTCCATAATATAAAAAGATACACCCATTATAAACCAAATAGGTGTATCTGTAAAGGTAGTTTTTTAAGAAATTTTAATTTCTTGGGGTTTGTCTTCCTCAGGCACAATTCTCTCTAAACTTACAATCAAAATACCATTCTTCATATCTGCACCCTTAACGATTATATCGTCTGCAAGTGTGAATGACCTTTTGAATGAACGAGAAGCAAGTCCTTGGTGGACATACTCTTTTGATTCAGTATCCTCTTGTTTACCTTCGATTGCAAGAACTTCTTTCTCTTTTGAGATAGTAATATCTTTCTTGGTAAATCCAGCTACTGCAAGTTCGATAGAGAAATTCTCTGCATCGTGTTTTACAATATTGTAAGGTGGATAGTTTGTATTAGTCGGTGACTGATTAGCCCTTTCTAATAGTTGAAGAGTTCTGTCGAACCCGATTGCGAATGGGAATGATTTCCCGAAATTGAAGACATCGAAGTCTCCGAGTTGTTTACTTGTCATAGTTTTCTCCTTTATTAAGCAAGTTTATAATGTGCAACCTCTAATGAGCATTGCATTAATGTTCGAGAACCGAGCTCTTTTGAAGAAATGGGGTCACTTGATGTCGGCGTTGCCCAATCCAAGTTCCAAATCCGAGCTCTTTTGAAGTTCTCTAA